TTGGCGCAAGAAGCAGGCTCAGATCGCAGGCATAGAAACTGGCAAAAAACGCGATCGCAATCGTTAAGCGGTTATCTGTGGGCGCGGATATGCCTGTCCGCTGCTAGGACGTGTTCCAACCAGATAGTTTGGATAAACTGCACCAGTAGAAGCAGCTTGGAACACGGCTAATATGCTGGTACCTATAGGGCTGCCATAACCTGTGACAGCATCCCATCCAACTGTGCATTGATAACCATCCATATAATCTGCATTGTTACCAACTGTGATATCTCGCATAGCAGTGTGATTAGCGTAAAGCTTGGTCTGCATGAATCCCACGCGGCCACCAATAGTAGCATTTATACGGGCTATGAGCCCTGCCCACATGGGAGCACAAGCGCTGGTACCACCGTATTGGCTCAGGGTGTTGCTAAGTCCCCAATAGAACTGATAGCCAGTATATGGATCAGAATTTCCTGCAACATCTGGTACTCCTCGCATGGTCAGCGCAGCTATCACATTACCTGGATAGCTTTCTGCGGTCAGTCCCGTCTGCCACCCTGGCAAACTCTCGTAATAGCTCTGTCCCCCGCCTGAACCAATCCATGCTATCTCGCTGGCAATGCTGTTGTTAACATTAAGCTGCAGTGTGGTGCCTCCGCAGGCCAACACATAGGGACTGCTGGCTGGATATAGCACTTCTTCGGCATAACCAGCCCAGGTGCTGCCATTGTCGCCTGATGCCGCGCATACCGTAACGCCCAAGACCACGGCTTGAGCAAGCACAGCGTCCGTAGCAGCTATGGTGCCGGCATCCCAATAACCTGTGATTGGATTATCGCCTGCGCCCCAGCTGATACTGAGAACTGTTGGATTGTTAGTGGTATCGTGTATGGCAACGTTTATGGGATCATACCAATCCGGGCCAGCTACGGGACTGCTTGACCCGCTGCCATAGCCCCAGTACATTGCGATTGTGCTGGTGCTGGCGATGCCGCCTGCTACGTATATGTCTAGCATGACTTCTGGCGCACCATTGGTATCGGCAGGATTGTTGTATCCGCCATCCACGTTGGTGTTGGTTATGGTTGGCACAGCCACGCCTATCTGTGCGAAACTGGAAGTGAGATTCTGCTGTGTGTAACCACCGCCATATTCAATTATTCCCACGCAGGTGCCAGTGCCAGTGTTGGGCGGCATCTGATATGCTGTGGCTATCTGCAAAGGAGTTAGAGCATTTAACGCTGCAGGTATGCTGTCTGTGCTGTCAACCATCTTCGCAGCATGGCCAAGCTTAACCGGGTTGTGCAGGCCAAACACATGTTCAATGATACCGTTAAGTTCTGCCGGTACGGTGAGCATGCCTTGATAGCTTATGTGCGTATAATCGGTTTTTTCAACCGACAATAGTATTATGCCAAAAGCCCTGTTGAAATCTGCCACGGTGCCTTCAAGGCGTACTGATGCAGCAGCAGCGTGAGTATCATTTACAGTGATTCCGTAGGATTGGGCAAATGCTACCACTGCTGCGATGTCGCTGAGATTAGCTGAATATCTCTTGTTAAATTCGTCATAGCTTATGTGTTCAAGCTTACCTCTGGTTATAGCATTGGCATGGTCAATCATGCTCATGCCTTGATAGCTGGCACGACGCAGCAGCAAAGTTGCCTTTACGGTCCAGTTTGCATCTGCTGCTGTGAGGCTGATTGCATTAGGATGTGCAGCAACATTGGTCTGCAGTAGTGAAACACGGGTCATATCAAACCTCCGTCTGGACTAGCGTTAGGGTAACAGTAATTGCCACGTTTGCGTTACCTGAATTGCCAACTTTCATGGGTATGCTAGTTGTGGCAGGATTTTCGCTGCTGAATCCGGCTGCAGCAGGAGTTATGAGCTGAGTGCTTGCGCCGGTGGTTATCACTTCTGCTATCACTCCACTACCTGGTGTTGGACTGGTAGATTGAGATCTGCTCTGATCAGATGTGCGTGCTGCAACGCTGCTGTACACTGTCACCCAGGCTGCGCTGCTGGTCTGTATGCTGTAGAGATTATAACCTTTGAACCCTGTGGCAGAGACGCTGACGTTTGAGCCACTGGCTATGCTGTTAGTGGTCACAGCTACCGTGGTTCTGCTGGCAAGGCTTCCTGCACCTGCTGGGCCGGTGGGACCTGTTACAGTGCTAGCAGCGCCAGTTGGTCCTGTGTTACCAATTGGTCCAGTGATCATGCTTGCTGGGCCTGTTGGACCAGTGCTTCCGACTCCGGGTCCGGTTGGACCTGTAGTGCCTATGCCTGTGGCTCCTGTGCTGCCTGTGGGACCTGTTGAACCATTCATACCGGTAGGACCAGTTGATCCAGTAGCACCCGTAGCTGATGCAGTGCCAGGAGCACCGGTTACACCTGTTGGACCAGTTGGTCCTATCGGACCACCGCTTGGACCTGTTGCTCCCGTTGCGCCGGTAGCACCTTGGTTAGCAGCAGTACCAGGTTGTCCAGTAGGACCAGTTATGCTGTTTCCCTGAGGACCAGTAACTCCTCGCAACCCAGTAGGACCAGTACCGCCTGGTATGCCCTGCGCACCAATCGGACCAGTAGCTCCCGTGGCTCCCTTGATTCCAACTGAACCTGTTGGTCCCGTTGGACCAGTGATATAACCAACCATGTGTGATCTCCTGCTGCTGTGATATTTATGGTATGCTGTTTGATCTTGACCTTGCGAACGTTAGCTATTAAATATGTGTTGCGGGTGCCTGCGGGGCCTGCAAACATGATGCTTCGCTTTAACAGGAGGTACAAAATGCGTCATCCAACATCTACAGTCATCAACTCGATGGAAGATCTCTTCAGGGATCTAAATAGGTTCGCAATAGGATTCGAACCGATGATTGCCAGGGTCACCAGCAATCCAGTAACATACCCACCCTACAATCTCACACACGACGAGAACGGATACAAGCTTGAACTGGCCGTGGCTGGTTTCAAGATGGAAGAACTGGAGATCTATCTCACCAACGATCGCATACTCATGGTGCGCGGCAGCAAGTCAGAAGATCAGAACGGTCGTAATTGGATCCATCGTGGCATCGCTGCTCGGGATTTTGAGCGCCAGTTCACCCTTGCCGAACACATCAAGGTGATCGCAGCCAAGATGGAAGATGGGCTGCTGATCATAGATCTGGCGCGAGAGATTCCAGAAGCCAGCAAGGGACGAGTGATCCCGATCACAAACGGCAACGTGATTGACGTCACTGCTGCGTCAGAATGACCTTGCGTTGATCAGGAGATAGCTGTATAATCTAGCATAGGCAGGAGGGACCAATGGCCAAGACAGACAGATCAACCGTGGTAGCGGTGATAGAGCGAGTGGCCATGGCCCCTCCAAAGATGTGGAACGTGTGGTTGATAAACGATGATGCCACCACCATGGAATTCGTGGTTTTGGTGCTGATGCAGATATTCCACCGCAGTTTTGAAGAAGCCCAGGACATAATGATGCACATCCACACCAACGGGCGCGGTATCGCTGGCACTTACAGCCACGAAGTCGCGGTCCAAAAGCGCGATGAAACCATCGCTATCGCCCGACAGAGCGGATTTCCGCTCATGGCCGAGCTAAATCCGTCAGAATAAGCGGTTGACAGATCTCAGAACCCGTGTATAGTAATAATGCGACTACAGAGTTGTCCACAGGACAGCAGATTTTAACGAACTATGGAGAAAAACCAATGACCGCATATGTAACACAAGCCGAGAAGGTTCTCGCATATCTCACCAAGGGCAATACCCTTACGTCCAAGCAAGCACGCGCTCGCTTCAAGATCCAGAACCTCCGCGCTCGCATCCATGAGCTCAAGGCTGAAGGCTACAACATCGGTACCACGCCAGTCACGTTCAAGGACACGGGCGCTGACGGCGTTGCTTATAGCCTCGTTGCCAAGAAGGCACGCAAGGCTTCCAAGAAGGCCTAATCACTAAGAACTTGGCGATGGGCTTGCAAGCCTAAAGCACCAAGTCTAAGGAGGCAGAGGGTTCCAGGAAACTGGGACCCTTTTTATTTGTGTGATTGTTTCAGCTCTGTGATACGATGGTCAAGGGCAGTGATCAGCTGGCTCATGGGTATGTCGTTCTCGCGATAGCCTGTGGCTACATAATCGACGTATTTTGCTGTTGGTGGTTGGTCGCTGTGATACTTTTCCAGCATCACATAGGCCATGGCTTTCATTATCCTGCCGCGGAATTCTATGGGCAGTATCTTGTGTTTGTAGTTGCTGTGATAGGCTTCTGCCCAATCCAACTTATCTAGCTGTTGTATGGGTATGATCCATAATACACCGTGAACGGTGTGACCTTTGGCTGGTAATATGTCGCTCACGTGTTCTAGCACGAACTTCCAATCGTGAAGATCTGCATGGCCCAGCAGCTCAGCGTTTGGTACACGCTTGTACATCTCTTCAAGATTGGTATTGTGACCGTACGCAAAGTAGGGTATGTGTTCCCAGGCTGCCATTGATCACTCGCTGCTGTGTTGCATCTTGGGGAATGGTTTGGTACCCATTTCCTTGCGAGCATCGTACAGCGCCTTGTTGCTGAGTATCTCTACCCAGCACTTGTTCTTAGGGTGATTGAGGTCCCAGAAGTTGAAGGTCATGTGGCTCTGCACAGGGCGCACAGCGAAGGTGTTCTCGCTGGGTGTGACCATGATCTGGCTGGTGGTGCGCATCAGCTTCTTTTTGTCTGTGGTGCGCAAGCAGTTCAGCTGTGGATTATCAATGTGCACCCCAGCTAGCCCGTCAATCATCTCCTGCGGAGTCTTGGCTGCAGCAATCACTGCTTCTGCAATCTTGTAACGGCTCTCGCTGCTGAGCCTGCTCATGGTGTGGCTCTTGCCTGGATTCTGATGCTGCTGGCCTTCTGGTTGGTAACCAGCCCATGGCAGCTCTATGCCATGATTGGTGCGTACCACTGATTGGTCCCGTGGTATTTCCATGACCTTGTACGCATACTTTTGGTTCTCATATTCACCTGGCTCCCAGCAGCCTTCCAAGAGGTAGCAGGTGTCCTTGTCAAATATCAGGGTGTTGCCTGGCAGCTTGTCCTTGATCAGGCTCATGGTAGCTGCCTTGACGTTTGGGAAGCGCAAAGCTCGCTTGATCTTGGCACCGTCCTTTGACGGAGTCTTGCTGCGCACCTGTATCTCCATCTCATCGTCCTTGACCATGAGGCTGGCACTTATGATGCTGACACCGCCGCTGTTCATGCCTTCGCAGTACTGAGTGATGTCATCCCAGAACATCATGATTTCTACACCGTCGCGCGTCTGGCGCTTGAAACTGATCTCAGGTATGTAGTTGCGGTCTCGGTTTTTCACACCTACCCAACCCACATCGGGAAAGAACTTAGCAGATACTACGCACACAGGTATTCTCCAATAAATTATTTATCGTTTGTATATCTTTGGATGATATGATATAATTTAGCATGTGGCACAAGATCAAGAAATTCTGGACAGACAGCTATCATAGCGATAAGCTGGCTTTCTATCTAGAGATGCAGAACTTTGTGTTCA